AAAGCTGCTATACGGAGATGAAGAAGATGATGTGCAGGATGGAACGGCTTCAACAGTTACCCTTGATTCAGAAGAAGATGAAGGAGAGGACGAACTTGAAGGCAAGGAAATTCTCATCTATTCAGGCACGGGAAAGGGATCGCTATCCCAAATTTATAGCTATGATGAGGATACGCTCATTGCCACTGTTTCCCCAGTATGGGCTGATTGTCCGAACGCAACTGAGCCAGTTGCAGATGATACCTATGTCATAATAGACCAGTATACCGACCTTGAAATCAAGCCCGTAACTCATTTCAATGAAATTGATTCACCATTTGTTACAGGAAAGCCAGAGATTCTCTATCCTGTAGGCAATGAAAATCATTATGGCTATTATCATATTTACCCTGTTCCTGACGAGGGGCATTATTATGGCATCCATATGATTTATTACCTCAATCTGCTTACGTTGGATTTGGTAAGCACAAGAATGAGCACACTATATCAAAGGTGGAGAAATCTCTGGATACAGGGAGTAAAGGCAAAGCAACTTGAGAGTGATGATGATTCGAGGGCTGCGACTGAGATGACCAGGTATTTCAATATGGTTCGAGACATTGTTTCACTTGAAACGTATGGGCGAACTGTTAAGCAGCATTATACAGGAGTAAGGGCGTGAGCCATGAAGCTGACTGGAAGGTTTAAAATAAGTGGTAATATTCTAACATTTTATCCAGTTGAAATAAGTGCGAGCGTAGCGGAGATAAATCAGTTAAATGATAATGTTCTCACCAATCATCTTACTTTGCATGTTACCGATACAGATGGAGACACAAAGGGGGATATTTGGTATGATGAGAGTGAAAATAAAATCAAATTCAAAACCGCAAGTGGTGTTGAGACAATAACCTCAGCATAATTAAATAAGGCAATTTATGGGATATAGAGGACAAACTTTTGCAATTCCTTGCAGTTCAGGCGGATTTTCTCACAATCCGAATATTGACCTTGCAAAGCCTACCGACATGGTTCACCCATCAAGGAATATCAACCTGAATGAGTTTGGAAGGCGTAAAAGAGGAGGCACTTCTCTTATCGGTGATACGGCCTACGACGCCGCAATATCAGGCACTCCTCAAATAATGGGTATTTATCAATTCAGGTTGAGAAATGGCACAACTTATCTGGTTGTAGCAGGCAAGGATGGCAAAGTTTATCGAGCACACGATACCACGATTAAAGCCTCAGGTATGTCTACCTCTAACTTCTTTGACTTTGAGATATTTGATAATGAGCTTTATATCGTAGACGGGGAAAGCACACCTGAGAAGTGGACAGGCTCAGGCAATACATCTACGTTGACAGATATTCCCACCGATTGGAGTGGAGACGGCCCCCAATGGATAGTAAAGCATGGCAGAGGAGCATCCGAAAGACTTTGGGCTGGCGGGTTAACATCTTACCCGCAGAGAGTATATATTTCAGCAAATGGCGATGGCGATGATTTTTCAGATGCGAATGTAACTACTATAGATATAGAAACAGGCGATGGATTTGGAATAATAGGGGCTGTGGAATATGGAGATAGACTCTTATGTTTTGGTAAGCGAAAAGTATATCTTATAGATGATGCCTCTGTTGATACCTCTGAATGGGGATATGATGCTGCACAATGGGAAGGAGGCGCAGCTAATTTTAGGCTTATAGTAAAAACACCTAACGATATTGTTGCCATGATGGAAGATGGCGAGATTTATTCTGTTATGGCAGCCCAGCAATATGGTGATTATAAAGCCGCTTCTCTTACGAGGGACTCTTTTATCCACAACTGGATAAAAGAGTATGTCCGTTTAGGCTATATTGAGAATTTCCATGCGATATATGATCCTGTTTTACGAGCTATTAAAATATTTGTGGTCAGGGCTGGACAGACTACGGTCGATACCGCCCTTGTTTATTTCATAGATAGGGCTTCAAGGGAAGCATGGAGCATACATGATAATCAAAGCTATACATCGGGATATTCAGCCTCTTGCTCTGCTCTTGTCAGGGTAGGCACAGGAGATTATCAGGTATACACAGGTGGATATGCAGGGCTTTTATGGAAATTAGAGCAATCCAACAGGAATGATAACGATAAGGGTTATTATGCAGGATTTAAGACACCTAATCTTACTTTTAGTAATCCGAGAGTAACAAAAAAATATGGCAAGGGTAGAGTAATAATGGAACCGGAAGGTAACTACAATCTAACGATTAACACTTGGATTGATGGAAAATCCCAGACCCAGAGAAGCATATCAATGGCGGGTACAGGCGGAACATTGCCATTTACTCTTGGCACTGATCTTTTGGGCGGACAGGAATTGATAGACAAGACTTATGAGATTGGAAATGTAGGAAAAAGAATTCAATTAGAATTTTACAACTCAAGCGTAGATGAGGATTTCTTCATTTCACAGATACTTGTGGATTATCAAGTAATGGGAGCAAAGCCTTCTTGAAAAGGAGAAAGTATATGAAATTCAAAAAAATACTACCACATTTAATTTACTCAATTATTGGTATCTTAATTGCCTTTTCTTTGGCTTATGGGGGGGCCACTTTCTCCCGTATAAAGACGTGGTCGACTGGGGAAAGCCTTACCGCCTCAGACTTGAATGCCGAGTTTAATAACATCCTGAACAACTTAAGCCCCGCTGGCATTGATGACGAGTCAGCCAATGATGCAGCGGCACAGGCTACGAAAGACCCTTACCCAGCGGGTTCTCTCGCAAAAGCCACTTCATTGCAGGAGGAAATCCAAGAACTTAGGTATCTGATTGCTCAAATCACTGGTGAAACATACTGGTATATTGATCCTGATATTGCTTTGGATACAATATATAATGGCGCTGTGGGAGTCAACAAGACGAACGTAGCCGATGCCAATTATGGCACTTCCGCCCTTACTACAGATTATATCATAGCTTGGACATCGCTCTCGGCAGCTCGTACAGCCACAATATCTACTGAAGATATACAAAGCGGAACAGCAACACGTCCCAGGGTAATGATTTTCAAAGACGAGAGTGGCGATGCAGCACTTTATCCAATTACAATAAGTCTTGAAAATGGGGCAAATATTGATGGTGCTGCTACCTATGTAATCAATCAACCGTATCAGAGCGTAACATTATATCTAAATGGACAAAAAGCATCAGCATATTAACAAAAGGAAAATACAAAGGGATTAGCATGAAAGAGTATATAGAATTTGATAAGTATGGTTTAAAAGAAGTCCGTTGTATGCTTTGTGGTACGGTGGTAGCTGAAAGAAAGTACACTGAAGTACCAGATCCCAGAAATCATAACAAAACAATTACCATTATGAGTGTCCAACGGAAGTCAAATTGGAGGCAACCACAAAAAGTTGAAATTGAAATAGATGGGGTGGAAAGTTACCTTGAACCTATAGTGTGTGCTAATTGCAGGCATAAAGACCTCAACACAGATGAGATACTTGAACAAATAAAGAGAGGCTGGGAGATTGAAAATAAAGCGGCGGGAAAACCGATAAAAAAAATCAAGGCTTTTAAACTGAAGAAAAAGGAGAAAGTCTAATGAGTGGCGCAACTTTTTCGAGGGTTAAGACTTGGATTGCGGGAGAAAGTTTGACTGCAAGTGATCTCAACGCTGAGTTCGATAATATATTAAACAATCTTGATCCAGCGGGCATTGACGATGAAAGCGCCAATGATGCAGCGGCACAGGCAACTTCAGACCCTTATGCTGGCGATTCTCTTGTAAAAGCCACTTCATTAGCAACTGAAATTCAACAGTTACGATACCTTATTGCTCAAATCACTGGTGAGACCTATTGGTATATTGATCCTGATACTACGATAGCAGCAATTAATACAAAACTTACTGGCGGTTTAGACCCCGCAGATATAGATGATGAAAGCGCAACCGATACCGCAGCTCGGGCAACCAAAGACCCCTATGCTGATGGCTCTCTTGTAAAGGCTACATCATTGCAGGAAGAAATACAGGAACTCAGGTATCTAATTGCCCAGATAACGGGTGAGACATACTGGTATATTGATCCTGATAATAATATTGCAGCGATGGAGAGTGATATTAATGCAATTCAAGCCGACTTGATAGAGGCTGGTACTAAAATGTATTTCTACCAGAACACCGCTCCTTCAGGGTGGACGATAGACACAACCCCAGCAGATGCCTTGCTTGCTGTGAAGGGCGGGTCAAATGCTTACAATGTAGATGGCGGAAATCAAGCAGGCACTTGGACACAGCCTAATCATACGCATACCGGGCCGAGTCATACTCATGGCACACCTTTTAGTTTTTCTACATCGTATTTACGGTTTAATCAGAATATGATCAGTGGTACTATTGATGTCACGGCCAGAATAAGTGCTACAGGAGAAAATGCATACGGCGAACCAAAGCTCATAACAGAAGCGAGTGGTACAGGCAACACAGGCGGAAGCGCAACAGCAAATACTTGGCGTCCGCTGGCAAATGTTGGAATAATCTGTACAAAGGATTAAACATGGAAAACACTTGTAAACCAGAGAACTGTCAACTTTATAAATTTTTAAAACTTAAAGATCCAACAAAATGCTTTAATTATATCGAATCTTGGTGGAAACCTGAAAATAAAAAAGAACCTATTCTTATAAAAGATTGTGCTCCTAAACGAACCTTTATAATGATACAAGAATTACATAATAGATTTATTGGT